GTACATAGAGATTGCGTCTTGTGGGGACGGCGCAGACACGCAGGACAAGGGCAGCGGCAAGGCCATGACATACGCTTTCAAGTATATGTGGTTGCGGACATTTGCACTGCCCACCGGTGAGGACCCAGACAAGATTTCCTCCGCCGAACTGGACGAGAAAGAGCGGAACGCCGCACCTGTGTGTGAGCGGTGCGGATCGGACATCGTGTCTGTAAGGAAGCGCAACGGCGAAATGTGGACGGTAAAGGATATGGTTAAGTATTCCAAGGGCCGCTACGGAGCGCAGATGTGCGCTGACTGCATGAAGGTAGCAAAGAAGGAGCAGGACAATGCTGCAGGCTGATGTGACCGCCGCCCGGTGGCAGCAGGACAGCGATGGGGCGTGGCTGTGCCTTCGGGTGCAGTCCCCTCGGGCGGCAATGTCCGTGTGCGACGAGCTGCAGCCGGACAAGCAGTATGTGGCGCAGATCAGGCGCAAGGGCAGGAGCCTTGACGCAAATGCTTATGCGTGGGTTCTGATGGATAAGCTGGCGGCGCACTACGGGTTAAGCCCGGAGGATATTTATCGGGAGAAGATAAAACGAATTCCCGGGGTCAGCGATGTGGTGTGCATCCCCGAAAAGTCAGCCGATTTCTTCTGTAAGAGCTGGTCGGCAAAGGGCATCGGCTGGATGGCAGAGCGGTTTCCCTCAAAGCTCGACGGATGCGTATGCGTTACGGTGTGGTACGGATCCAGCACCTATGACACCTTGCAGATGTCGCGACTGATAGACGCAATCGCCGATGACTGCCGGGAGGCCGGGATCGAGACCATGACACCGCAGCAGCTGGACGCGCTGAAATCTCGATGGGGGGAGGCACAGGCCCTTGGATAATCGCAGATGCTTTTTGTGCGGCAGAAACGGCGCACAGGATCCGCTGGACCTGCACCACATATTCCCCGGTGCATACCGCAAGAAAAGCGAGAAATACGGCCTTGTGGTGTACCTTTGCCATAACAGGTGTCATATTTTCGCTAAATCCGCCGTACACAACAACGCCTTAAAAATGCGGCAGCTGCAAAGATACGGCCAATTAAAGGCCATGCGGGAGCAGGGGTGGACGGAAGATGACTTCCGGCAAGAATTTGGAAAAAGCTATTTGTAAGGAGGAAAAAGATGGTAAACAGAATGATTTTGCAGGGGCGGCTTTGCTCTGACCCCGAACGCAGAGCCACACAGAACGGGACAACGGTGTGCAGCTTCCGCGTGGCGTGGAGCGAGAAGGTAAAGGACAGAGAAACGAAACTGTTCCTCCCCTGTGTGGCATGGCATGGAACGGCAGAGCTTATCTGCACCCACTTTACCAAAGGCAAGGAGATCATCGTGGAGGGCAAGCTCTCCAGCCGGGACTATGAGGACAAGGCCGGCAACAAGCGCACCGTGGTGGAGCTGACTGCCGACAAGGTTCATTTCTGCGGCAGCAAGGACGCTGTACAGAAACCCACGCAGACCTTCACGGAGATTTCCGAGGACGACTGCGATTTGCCGTTCTAAGGCGGTGGAGTAGGTGGAAAGAACGCAATTTACGTTTTTCGCATCTTTTGCAAAAGCTGCAGAGCGCATTCGCAAAAAAACCGACAGATGCGAGTTTTATGACGTCGTAAAAGACTATGCGCTATATGGCAAGGAACCGGATCTGGATGGGTTGCCTGATTCCGTGGCTGTGGCATTTGAGCTTGTGCGGCCTAACATTGACGCAAGCAGACGCAAAGCAGAAAGCGGGAAAAATGGCGGTAAGAGAAAGCAAACTGAAAGCAAATCGGAAGCAAATCGGAAGCAAACCGAAGCAAAGCGCAAGCAAGGGAAAGCCGCAAGCAAGAAAGAGAGCGAGAAAGAGAAAGAGGGGGAGAATGAGAATGAGAAAGAGAAGGAGAGCGAATGCTCTCCCCCTATAGTCCCCTCCGACGGCCTTGCCGCTCTATCGCCTGCCCTGCGCGGCGCTGTGGAGGACTGGATGCAGTACAAGGCCGAGAAGCGGGAGCCTTACAAGCCGCAGGGGCTAAAATCTCTTATCTCCGAGGTCAAAAACAACGCCGACAGGTACGGTGACGCTGCGGTCATAGAGCTGATCCGGCAATGCATGAGCAACAACTGGCGGGGTATCATTTTTGACCGACTCAAAAAGGCGCCGGATGGCGGCAAGAGCAGCAATGTCTTTTTGGACATGCTGCACGAAAGGGGCGGGGCGCATGACGGTTGACGAAACGCTGAAGATCATGGCCGTGCTGAAAGCGTCTTACCCGTCCTTCTATCGCGACATGACGCGCAAGGACGCCGAGGGGATCGTAAATCTCTGGGCGGAGATGTTTGCCGAGGATGATTACCGGATGGTAGCCGCCGCCGTGAAAGCGCTGATCGCATCGGACAGCAAGGGGTTCCCGCCAGTTATTGGGCAGGTGAAGGAAAAGCTCCGGCTGCTGACGGACACGCAGGAAATGACCGAACAAGAGGCATGGGGGCTTGTGGCCAAAGCGGTACGCAACGGTGTATGGGGGGCAAAGGACGAGTTTGCCAAGCTGCCGGAGGACATCCGGCGCATCGTGGGCAGCCCCGAACAGATTCGCAGCTGGGCAATCATGGACAGCGACAGTTTGCACAGCGTGGTGGCCAGCAATTTCCAGCGCGCCTACCGAGTGCGGGCGGCACAGCGAAAAGAGTATGCGGCGCTGCCGGAGGATGTCAAGGCGTTGGTGGCGCAGATAGCGGGCGGAATGAAGGCGCTGGAGGGCAATTGATGGCAGTAAAAAGCAGCTGGCGGCGGGTGCATGTGAGCTGGACGAAAAATACAGGGAGGATGACGCGTGAAGCACTTGGGCGATATTTGCAAGATAAGCGGCGCGGAAATTGAAATCGTGGATGTTATCACGGGCGGATCGCCGTGCCAGGATTTGAGCATTGCGGGAAAACGCGCAGGATTGGCGGGAGCAAGGAGCGGCTTGTTTATGGAACAGGTGCGTATCGTGAAGGAGATGAGAGAGCATGACAGAGCAAACGGAAGGACAGGTGACATGGTCAGACCTCGGTATATGGTCTGGGAAAATGTGCCCGGAGCATTCTCGAGCAACAAAGGGAGAGACTTCGCGGCAGTCCTCGAAGAGATCATCCGCATCGCAGAGCCGGAAGCCCCCGATATTGATGTGCCTGAAAAAGGCTGGCCAACTTGGGGGGGCTACCACGATGAAGTGGGAGGACGATGGAGCGTGGCTTGGCGAGTGCATGACGCGCAATACTGGGGAGTCCCCCAACGCCGCCGTCGTATCTCGGTTGTCGCAGATTTTGGAGGAGACACCGCAGGAGAAATACTCTTTGAGCGCAAAAGCGTGTCAAGGCATCCTGCGAAGAGTGGAACGGCGCGGGAAAGACTTGCCGGAGATGCTCAAGACGGTGCTTCTTATGCAGTCCGAATCAGGGGGGGCTGTGACGGAGGAGGAAAAGGCGCTTTAGTGCAGGAGGAAAAGAGCGGAACGCTGGGTACGGGCAACAATCAGACGATATTTGCGGCTATTCCCATCAACGACAAAGCCACCAGATGGCAGGGCGGTGGAGAGAGCCGCAACCACGATGGAAGCGGCAACGGTCTTGGCATCGGCAAAGAAGGCGACCCATCACCCACGCTGACCGCTGGCGACCGCCACGGGGTGATGTGCGGCAATCAAGTGCCGTTGACGTATCAAGATGTAACAGGAACGCTTTCGCCCGGTGCTCATGCTGGGAGCTATAACGGGCAGGATGCATACAACGATATGCTGGTGTGTGGGGCAACACCGGATGTGGAACACGCGCTGCGGGCAAAGGCTGCCTGCGCGTACCGGGAGGACGCGGAGACATACCCCGTGCAGAACATGGTGGTGCGACGCCTTACGCCGATGGAATGCGAGCGACTGCAAGGATTTCCAGACCACTGGACGGACATTGGAGAGTGGCGCGACAGTAAGTGCAAACTGCGCAAACCGAGCGATAGCCCGCGCTATAAGGCGCTGGGTAATTCCATCGCCCTGCCCTTCTGGGATTTCCTGACAAAGCGTATCAGTGCGCGATATCTTCGCCCTGTTACGATGGGTAGCCTGTTTGACGGCATCGGCGGCTTTCCGCTGGTGTTTGAGCGGCACAACGGCAAGGGCACGGCGCGATGGGCAAGTGAAATCGAAGAATTTCCTATCGCCGTGACAAAACTGAGATTTGGGGAGGATTGACATGACCACATTACGCATGATTCCCGGCATTACATACACCCGGGAGAACCTGGAGACGCTGACCGGTATGCCGGACAGAGAGAACCGGAGAATGATCCGGGCACAGCGGCGGCAGGGGGTGCCCATTGTGGCTCTGCCGGATGGCGGGTATAAACTGGCCGAGACGGACGAGGAGAAGAAGATGCTCCTTGCTATGTACCGCAAGCGGGCATTGGACGAGCTGGGGACATACCGCCGTCTTGCAAAAGCCATGCAGGTGGATGGGCAGATGGAGGTGGCGGGAGATGGAACGGTTTAACACTCCGTTGACGAGCGAGGCTGCCAAGAAATTGCTATCCCTTGATTTGGATGACAAGGTCATCACCAGCGTTGAGAAACTGGATGAGTGGTACACCGCGTGGGGCGGACAGTGTTATGTGTCATTTTCCGGTGGAAAGGACAGCACGGTGCTGGCGTATCTGGCGGCGTGGTACCTGTCGAGCTTCAGGACACCTCCGTGGCCGCTGAATTTGGCGTTTGCCAACACCGGCCTTGAATACCCAGAGATACAGAGATTTGTCAACGAGTACGCGGCATGGTTGCGGAAGGAGTTCCCACGGATCACTGTCAATCTTGTGCGACTACGGCCACGGATGAATATCCGGCAGGTGGTGACAAATTACGGATACAGTATCGTAAGCAAGGAAGTGGCTGACTGCGTTGTAGACGCAAAACGAAATCCGAACGGGCAACGCATGAGGCGCTTGCGCGGAGAAGATATTAGACGAGACGGAAACCTGTCTGTGTACAATTGCGCTAAGTGGGAATTTCTGCTGAGTGCGCCGTTTAAGGTGTCCGCGCAATGCTGCAGAGTGATGAAAAAAGAACCGCTAAAATTACACGAGCATAAATCGGGGATGAAACCAATAACCGCAGTAATGGCATCGGAAAGCCGATTGAGAATGACATATTGGCTTAAATCTGGGTGTAATGCGTTTGAAGGGAAAAGAAAAATTGGCAAGCCGATGAGCTTTTGGACGGAACAGGATGTGCTGCGGTTTATCGTAGATCGGCATATCCCTATCGCAAGCGTCTACGGCGATATCGTAGCAAGCGATGGCGAGAACGACTACGATGCGACGCTGACGGAATGCCAGCTGCACTGTACGGGATGCCAGCGCACGGGATGCATGTTCTGCGCGTTCGGGGCACACCTCGAAAAGGGCGAAAACCGTTTTGAGCGCATGAAGCACACGCATCCGAAGCACTACGACTTTTGCATCGGCGGCGGCGAATGGGACGCGGATGGGCTATGGAAACCCAACGAAAAGGGGCTTGGCTACGCCAGAGTATTGGACTACATCGGAGTGAGGTATTGAGATGACGGTATACATGCGAGTGAGCCGGGACAAGTACGAGCTACCGGATGCCGTTTCGGAATCTATTATCGAGCTGGCCAACATTTGCGGCGTCAGCTGGCGGACGATCTACCGGGCCGTATACGGTGGCAAGCGTACCAAAGGACGGCCCAAGTATGTGGCCGTACCGATAGGGGAGGGAGACGATGATTGAGATCACGGTGCCGCTGGCACCAATCACAAAGAAAAACTCTATGCGGATCATGCATAGCAGCAAAACGGGGAAGCCGTTTATCATGCCGTCCCAGAAGTATATGGACTACGAGGCGGAAGCTGTATGGCACTGCAAAAAGGCCAGGGTGCAGCGTCCCATTGAGGAGCCTGTGGAGGTCAAATGCCTGTTTTATATGCCTACCCGGCGCAGGGTGGATTTGACAAATCTGCTGGAATCCATCGACGATGTGTTGGTAAGGGCCGGTGTACTCAAGGACGACCACAGCGGCATTATCGTTAGCCACGACGGGAGTCGGGTGCTGTACGACAAGCAGAATCCACGCACGGAGGTGTACATAGCCGACTATGAATGATTTTGATTACGACTGCATGCAGAAAAAACGCATAGCGATGGGTGCATTTGCTCACATCAACAGAAAACGCGGTGGGTGCTCGCTCCCCAGCGACGCCCTCACTGAAAAGCAGAGGAAGGAGAAAAACGGAGAAGTGAAAAGCTATAATATCACGCGGCCTATGCCGTGGCATGAATTTAAGGCTATGCCGGAGGATCTGAAACGCGAGTTTTTCCGCAACATGCAATCTTTCGGTGGTACGGCCAAATGGCTGGCGGAGGAAATGGGCGCTTGTGATGCAACGATACGCCGCGAGGCGGAATTAGTAGGTGCGCCGTTCCGGCGCGGTGGAAGAAACGCGGAGATGTGGCAGCGTAAAATCATGGAGTGGGCTAATGCGGATGCGGTGGACATACATACGGTGGATGCGCAGAGCGAGGAGCACGCTGCCAACGATGCACCGCCGAAAGCAGACAAGCCGCAGACGGGCGTAAAGCTGCTGCATGCCCGGCTGGAGATGAGCGGAGACCGGGAATCCCTGCTTGCAAACCTACGGGTATTGCTGCCGGATGAAGGGCAGGTGACGGTGGAATGGTGAAATATGAGGATTTCCTTTGGGTAATTTACGGAGGTGGAAAAATCGGATGAAAAAGATCATTGCAGCAGCTTGCGGGCTGGCTATCGGTCTGCTTGCAGCGGGCGGAATTTTGTGGTGCGAGCTGCTGGCCAAGGAGGCGGAGGCCGCAAAAGCCGTTACCCTGCCGCAAGTGGAGGCAATAGTGCCGCAGACCAGACAGCAGGAGGCCGCACAAGAAGCTCCGCAGACGCAGGAAAGGGTGTTTACCATAACTGCATACTGCCCATGCAAGAAATGCTGTGGAGCGTACGCAAACGGCTATACAGCGACGGGCGCAAAAGCCACGCAGGGCGTGACGGTGGCCGCAGATCCTGCCGTGCTGCCGATGGGCACGGAGATACAGATTGATGGCCATACATACACCGTGCAGGACACCGGCGGCGCCATTGTCGGGAATCGGCTGGATCTGTATTTTGACAGCCACGAGGATGCACTCCAATGGGGTGTGCGGGAAAAGATCGTGAGGTGGGCGGTATGAAAAGCCCCTGCGTAAAAGATTGCCCGGACAGGCTCCCCTGCGGGGCCTGCCGGAAGAGCTGCGAGGCGTTCCGGGCGTATGAGGCCAAGCGGCTGGAGGAAAAGCCCTGGGTGGATCACTCCAACACCGCCGCCCGGGAGCGCTATGTGCGGCAGAGCGCGAGGTTTGCAAAGGCCGGGAAACGACACATGAAATAGGAGGTGGATTGAAATGACAAAACAAGAAGCTGCTGCTATGTTAGTGCAGTTGTATGCAGACTACTCTACCTTGTGCGACAAATATGGGTGGCCTCCCAGTGATGGGATGTCAGAGGCAGTAGCAATAGCTGTGCAGTCGTTGCAGGAGGTGGAGTGATGGAACGACTGACGAAGCGAGACACCGATGGACAGGCAATGATGGACTGCGAGAAGTGCAAAGCGGATTGGACGGGTAAGCATGGTAAGCCGATGGTTGACTGCACCGCGCTGTACTGCCGCAATCGACTCAAGAATCGCCTCGCCGCCTACGAGGACACGGGGCTGACGCCGGAGGACTGCGCAAGAGCGACTGAGATTGACGATATTTTGCTGGACGAGTATTACCCAATCGGAAGAATGCGCGAACTAATTAAGGCCGACAAGGACGGGCGCGTGGTGGTGCTGCCGTGCAAGGTGGGAGATACGGTGTGGATTACAGGCTCAGTTCGGCGCTTGTATAGCGAAAAAGTTAGAACATTCTTCTGCGGCAATCCGAGTTATGGTCGCGGGATGGCCGACAACAGCGTGCAGATGATTCGCACAACGGGATGCGATATTCCCATCCATGAATTTGGCAAAACCGTATTCCTGACCCGCGAGGAGGCGGAGAAAGCATTGGAGGTGATGAAATGAGCCGGCTATGGAATTACTGCGCGTTCTGCGGAAAGCGCATCGAAACGGGAGAAATGTGCTACGGTTTGCCAGACGGAAAGAGCGTCTGCACCGATTGCTGTGTTGAAGAAAACGAGGGCGCGGTTGTATCCAACGATGAGGAAGAACAGGAGGACGACAATGGCTGAATACATCGAGCGAGGTGCGTTGATGCAATCCCCCATCCGTCGCGATCATTACGACAGAAAGAACGGCAACAAGCATTTTATAAACGGCATTGAAACGGTGTTGGAATATGCGGAGAATTTGCCCGCTGCTGATGTGGCCCCGGTGGTGCATTGGGTTCTTACTGATGAAAAATTGCCACCGGATGGGCAGGATGTGCTTTTCTGGTACGAATATTTCCGCTACGGTGCGTTCAACCGTATGTACCAGACATACGGAATCGGGTTTCAGTTCAATAGAAACTGGGGTGGGGAGGTCGCAAACGGTAGAAGCGCAAAGGTATTGGCGTGGATGCCGCTGCCGGAACCGCCGAAGATGGACGGAGGTGATAACGGTGACGCTGACTGAAATGGCTAATATCTGCGACTCCTGCGTGTATGCTCCGTGTCTCTGCGGCAATGAGCCGGAGAACTGTATTTCGTATGTGGAGCGGCGCGGTTCAGAAAACATAAAGGGTGGTGCGGATTGATGGAGAACGGTGACGGCGATGATTGATGAATGCAAGTGGATGCAAGACGAGGTATGCGTCAACGCAGATTGCCCGCTGTGCTGTGATTTTTGCCCTGTGGCAGATACAGCCGGTGTGTGCCGGTACGAAGAGAGAGGTGACAGAGATGCTTCGGAGAGTTAACGGGCGGCCGATTCCGAATAATCCGGCCAAAGCCTACGAGGTGGGCAGGCTGGATGGCACAAAACAATGCATGGATAACGTGTCCTGTGTGCTGCTGGACAAGTGCGGATTCCATGTGCGGGAGGAGACGGCGGACGAGCACGACACCCGCAGCCTGGAATACCTCCAGCAATGCCTTGTGGAGCTGGTGGATGCCAAAAACAACGGCTATGTAAAGATGGCGGACATCGAAAAGGCCCTGCAAGGCGAATATAAGATGGTAAACAGCGCGGAGTAAAGGAGGGGAAATGAGCAAAAAGGCGACACTGCCTTATGACGTGCGGTTGGAGTGCATTGCTTATGTGCGTGGGTATCCGCGCCGGGTGCGGGCGTATCGCGAGGCCCGGGCGGAGATCTTGGGCGGTACGCATAGCGCTACGGAGGGCATGCCAACTGGATCGGGCGCTGGTAGGCCGTCCGAGAGCAAGGCGGAGCAGCTGGCCGCCATAGAGAACTGGCCGGAAACCAAAAAAATGCTGGCGGTGGAATACGCTATGGACCGCTGCGGCAGAGATCTCGATAGCGATGCAATCCGGCGGCAGCTGATATATGGCATCATGCACAACTGCCAAGGTAAGCACAAGTATGCCCGTAATCGGATCGTGATTCCGGGTATCAGCGAGAGAACATTCAGCCGGAGGAAAGAGCAATTTTTGATGGATGTGGCCAAATATAGCGGCCTTTACACAAAAGATGGCACAAATTCCACTTAATGATGTGGTAAAATGTGTATAGTGGATGATTGGGCAAAAGCCAACACATCCACTCCGGCTACACCATGTAGCTTTCATCTTCCCTCCTTTCGATACTATATGCGCCGCCGGTATTGGGCGCACCGCGCAAGCGGCCCCGGGAACGGGCGTACCGGCACAAACAGCCTGTAGGGAAACCTATGGGATGTTGTTATATGCAGGCGTAGCTCAGTCGGTAGAGCACCGGACTTCGTGAGCCGGTATGTCGTGGGTCCGAGCCCCACCGCCTGTGCCAGAGGCCGGGTAGCACCCGGACAATGTGAGACCGTTCGTCGTGGCTCACATGGAAATGACAATGCCCGCTGAAAACTGCGCTTGTCTTGATGCGTCAAGACCGGTTTGACCAGACGGAATAGGGGCTGCGACTTTTCGGAGCGTAGTTGCCGGTAGCGTGTGACAATCTAAGCGGGAAGACGACCAATATGCGGCGCCAAGATGGGATAGAGAAGGGATGGCTATAGACAACATCCCGAATCTTGCGTGGCTCAAAACCGCGCCGCCGCTCCAAAAGCGGAGAGCCGCTGCCGTGGGCAAATGGCATAGCGCCTGCCCAGAAGTGCGGCTATACCGTTCAAAAGTGGACGGGGAAAAGACATTGCCCCCTGCGGGCAAACTGTGTAACCCATGTTTGAGAGCTTCCAGAAGGCCGCATGGGAGGGGAAAGACTGTTACTGTAGCCAAGGGGTGGGGGCTGGTAGCAAAACAGGAGGAAAGCATGGAAATCACAAAACGGCGGCTTGCGGATATTGTGCCGTATGCCGGCAACGCAAAAAAGCATGATAAACGGCAAATCAACAACGTTGCGGAGAGCATCAAGCAATACGGCTTTGTGCAGCCGATTGTGATTGATTGTGACGGCGTGATCGTAATCGGGCATTGCCGCGCTCTGGCGGCGAAAAAGCTGGGCATGGAAGAAGTGCCCTGTGTCTGCGTGGACGATCTGACACCGGAGCAAGTGAACGCCCTGCGGCTGGTGGATAACAAGAGCAACGAGAGCGATTGGGACTTTGACCTGCTGGCTGATGAGCTGCCGGGGCTTGACTTGTCTGCTTTTGACTTTGATTGGGGTCTGCGTGATGAACTCGACACGTCAGTGGTAGAGGACAACTACGATCCTGTTTTACCGGCAGAGCCGAAGAGCAAACTGGGCGATGTGTACCAGCTTGGAGACCATCGCCTTATGTGCGGAGACAGCACATCCTTGACAGATGTACAGAAGCTTGTGGGGGGAGCACAAATGGATTTGCTGCTCACAGACCCCCCGTACAATGTGGACTATCAGGGCACCGCCGGGAAGATTAAGAACGACAATATGGAGGATACGGCCTTCAGGCGTTTCCTGACGGATGCATTCTCCAATGCGGCGATGGTCATGAAGCCCGGTGCTCCGTTCTACATCTGGCATGCAGACAGCGAGGGGTATAACTTCCGCGGTGCGTGTAAAGACGCAATGCTGCGTGTACGGCAGTGCCTGATCTGGGTGAAGAACTCCCTTGTGATGGGGAGACAGGATTTCCAGTGGAAACATGAGCCTTGCCTGTATGGTGAGAGCGAGATTGAAGAGGAAGCACACGAACCTTGCCTGTACGGATGGACGGAAGGGAAGAAGCACTATTTCTTCAAGAACCGCAGACAGACAACCGTGTTGAATTTCGATAAGCCTGTCAAGTCTGCGGAGCATCCGACCATGAAGCCGATTAAGCTGTTTGATTACCAGATGCAGTGCTCCAGTAAGCCTGGTGAGAATGTGCTTGACCTGTTCGCTGGGTCCGGCACAACGATCATGGCAGCGGAGCAGAATGGCAGACACGCTTTCTGCATGGAGTACGATCCGAAGTATGCGGACGTCATTATTGATCGATGGGAAAAGTTTACCGGAGAAAAGGCGGTGCGTCTGCATGACGATTGAAGAGGCGCGGGCGATCATCGAAAAAACAAGCAGCCCGCACCTAAAGCGGGACATGGAGAAGTTTATTAAACGCCAGCAGAGAAAGGAGGGTGCGTATGGCCAGGCCAAGAAAGGAAATAGATCAGAAGCAGTTCGAGAACCTCTGCGGCCTGCAATGCACGCTTGAGGAAATCTGCGGCTGGTTTGACGTGACCGATAAAACACTGGATAGTTGGTGTAAACGCACCTATCATGCCAGTTTTTCCGAGGTATTTAAACAAAAGCGCGGAGCGGGGAAAATTTCACTGCGTCGGAGCCAATGGCGATTGGCTGAAAAGAACGCTACAATGGCGATCTTCCTCGGCAAACAGTTTTTGGGGCAGCGTGACAGCGTGGACGTGGCGGTGACGGACGCGAAGGGCATTGCATTGGACGAGTTGGAGAAGATGGTGATGCAGAATGACGCGGATACAAGCGGCGGAACTGCTGATACATAACCCCATCGCATTCGGTCATGCTGTTGGGTTTGATAAGCTGGGTGCGCTGCACAACGCATGGATACAGGATATGGTGCGCGGTAGTGAGGACAAAACCTTGCAGGCGCACCGTGGCAGCTATAAAACAACATGCGTTTCGATTGCGCTGGCGGAGATCATCGTCCTTCTGCCGAATCTCAAAACGCTGTTTATGCGAAAAACGGATGCGGATGTGAAAGAGGTTGTGCGGCAGGTGCGGAATCTGCTGCTATCGCCATACATGGAGGCACTGTGCGAGAAAATCCACGGGAAACCGCTGATCCTGACAACAGTATCCGCGACGGAGATTTCCACGAATCTGACAGCGGACAACAAGGGCACGAGCCAGCTTGTGGCGTGCGGCGTGAACGGGTCCTTGACCGGCAAGCATTTTGACCGCATATTTACGGATGATATTGTAAATGTACAAGACCGCATTTCCCGCGCAGAACGGGATCATACAAAAACGATCTATCAGGAGTTGCAGAACATCCGCAATCGTGGCGGACGCATTTTCAATACCGGAACGCCCTGGCACAAGGAAGACGCATTTTCCATGATGCCGAATATCGAGAAACACGATTGCTATTCAACCGGGCTGATCTCCGGGAATGAGTTGCAAGCCATTAAATCGTCTATGACGTCATCCCTGTTTGCGGCAAACTACGAGCTACGGCATATTGCCAGTGACGATGTGATCTTTGACACGCCGCAAATGGGCGCGGAGCCTTGCCTTGCAGAGCAGGGCATTTGCCATATCGACGCGGCATACGGCGGCGATGACTACACGGCGTTTACGATCGCCCGGAAGAAGGGAACAACATATTACCTCTATGGGCGGCTTTGGCACAAGCATGTGGACGATTGCATGGATGAGATTATTCGGCTTCGGAAATCCTTCAATGCTGGGGAGATTTACTGCGAGACCAACGCCGACAAAGGCTATCTGGCAAAGGCGTTGCGCGCGAAGGGCGAACGGGCCGTTACCTATCACGAAAACATGAACAAATTCCTTAAAATCACAAGCTATCTCAAGGCGGAATGGCGCAACGTGGTTTTTGTGGCCGGTACGGATGATGCGTATATCGACCAGATTTGCGATTACAACGAGAACGTGGAGCATGATGACGCGCCGGACAGCGCGGCCAGCATCGTGAAGCGGTTGTGGAACAAACGCGACAGCTCTGATTATGTTTCCATTCTGAGATAAGGGGTGAGCGGAGATTAAGACATATAATGACCTTGTGGCGGTGGGCGAGGATGAAAAGGCGCGGATGGAGTTTATTCGAAGCGCGATCAACGAGCACCGCGAATCCCACGCATATAAGACGGCGGCGGATGCTGAGGAATATTACAACGGCCTGAATCCGACCATTAACCGCTACGAAAAGATCATCTACGATATGCAGGGGCGTAGCCACACGGATATGTGGACGGCAAACCACAAGCTGGCCAGCCGCTTCTTCGGCCTGGCGGTGGATCAAGAAGTTTCGTATTTGCTTGGCAACGGCGTGACCTTTGCGGAGAAGGGAACGCCGAACAAGCTATGCCCAGACTTCGACCAGGAAGTCATGGATGCAGCACGTGATGCGAAAATCGCGGGCGTGTCCTTCGGTTTCTGGGACCTGACGCATTTGCGGGTGTTCTCCCTGCTTGAGTTCGTTCCCCTCTATGATGAGGAGGACGGCGCGATGAAAGCCGGTATCCGGTTTTGGCAGGTGGCACAGGATAAGCCGTTGAGAGCGACGCTGTATGAGATCGATGGCTTTACCGAGTATTTCCAGCCCAGCGGCGAGGATATGGATGTAATGCAGCCAAAGCGCAGCTATAAGCTAATCGAGCGCAAAGCGGAAGTAGGCGGAACCGAAATCTATGACGGCGGCAATTATCCGAGTTTCCCCATCGTCCCGCTGAAAAACAACAAGCGGTGTCTCTCCGAGATCGTCGGAAAGCGCAACACCATTGACGCACTGGATCTGGCGTCCTCCAACATGGTAAACAACGTGGACGAGGGCAATCTGATCTATTGGGTGATTTCCAATTGTGAGGGCATGACCGATCTGGACGATGCAAAGTTTATTGAACGGCTGAAAACCATCCATGTTGCCCACGCTAACGGAGATGACGGCACAAAGGTGGAGAGTAAAACCATCGAGGCACCCTATGAAGGCACCAGTAGCACCATTGATATGCTCAAGAAAAAGCTGTACGAAGATTTCCAGTGCTTTGATGCTTTGGCTGTTTCCGCCGGGAATCAGACGGCGACGGCTATCAAAGCTAGCTATGTGCCCCTTGATTTGAAAACGGACAAGTTTGAATCCGAGGTAACGCGGTTTATTTTGGAAATCTTGCGTTTGGCAGGCATTGAGGATCAGCCAAGTTACACGCGTAATCAGATCATCAACAAGAGCGAGGAAACGCAGAACATCCTTCTGGGCGCGGCGTATTACGATGACGAATACATCACAAAGAAGCTGCTGACGATCAACGGTGACATTGACCAGTACGAGGACATGGCAAAGCGGAAGGCGGAAGAAGAGATTGACCGGAGCTTTGCGGCACCGGATGCGCCGGAGGTGAACGGCGATGGCGAACAGTGACCTCGGCCACAAGCTGACCGACAAGGAGCTTGCAAAGCTGGAACATCGTATTGCAAAGCTATACCGTGAGGCTGGGAAAGAGCTGCAAGCTACCATCGACGCATATTTTGAGCAATTCAAAAAGCGTGACGAGGAAATGAAAGCGCTGATCGGCACCGTGCAAAACGGCAAGGAATGGACGGAGGCCGATTATAAGCAATGGCGGCTGAACCAGATCGGGCGTGGGGAACGCTATCAGGCCATGCGTGACAAGGTTGCGCACCGTGTCACGGATGCAAACGCCGTGGCAGTGTCCTACACTAACGATGCAACGCCCGGTATCTACTCCCTCAACCGCAACTATGCGGCGTACACCATTGAGAACGCGGCCGGGAACGTCGGCTTTGACCTGTGGGACGAGCAGACGGTCAAGCGGCTTGCAGTGGAACAGCCGGATTTGATGCCATATTACCCGCCAAAGCGAGCCTTGAAGCGCGGCATTGACCTTGCGTATGGGAAAAAGCAGATCACGGCCAGCGTCACCAGCTCCATCTTGCAGGGGAAAAGCATCAAGCACATGGCGGACGACCTGCAAAAGCGGATCACCACCATGAGCCGCGATTCCGCTATCCGCACCGCCAGAACTGCTGTGACCGGCGCGCAGAACGCCGGACGCATGGACAGCTACGCGGCAGCGGAGAAGATGGGCATTAAGGTCAAAAAGGAATGGCTTGCCACGCTGGACAGCCGGACTCGCCACTCTCACGCCATGCTGGATGGTGAAAAGGTAGACCAAGACAAGAAATTTTCTAACGGCTGCCGTTTTCCCGGCGACCCACAAGGGCCACCGTGGGAGATATATAACTGCCGCTGTACGCTGATTGCCGCCGTGGATGGTGTAGATACCTCTACTGCGCAGAGACGCGCCAGAAACCCCGTTACCGGCGAGACTGAGCTTATCCAAAACATGACGTATCAGGAATGGGTGCGTAGCAAGCAAAAGCAACAAAAAGCTGTTGAGATTGAGGCGGTTTTGCGTTATAATAGTATTATACAAAGCTATACCAACGTAGATGCGGAAAAGGTATATTCCGCCGCGAAAAGCGGAGAGCGCAATAGAGGCGTTTACACAGACGCAATAAAGAAACGGCAGAAAAATCTTGAAAAATCTATTGCGTCACACACTGCACAGGTCGAAGAACACGCCCGAAAGGTACAAAATCCAGATAAGTATGATACAGGATGGGGCGAGAAAGACGACCGGCAAAAACAAGGCTTACTTAAAAAGTGGAGTAAAGATTTGCAGCGCAACGCAGAACAAGCAGAGATCGAAATAGAAGTGTGGAAGGAGCGCTTTGGAAATGAGCAATGAAAGGCTACATGATATTGTGACAGCCATTATCGAGGCGGCAGACGAAATAAAAGGGAAAGAAGATGCTGATGCACAGGACTATGGCCAACTTTTGGCGTATGCGGAAAGTTTGAGCATTATCCGTGACGCCTATGATGGTGATTTGTCGGAAATCGGGCTGAATTTCGACATTGACAAACGGTATCTATGAGCGTTGAAATTCAAGACAACAGCAGAGAGATTTCTGCCGAGATTAAGGCGGCACTGCTGCGCGGGCTGGAAAAGATTGGTCTGGTGGCAGAGGGATATGCGAAAAAGCTGTGCCCCGTTGACACTGGCAATCTGCGGAACAGCATTACCCATGTGGTAGACGAGCAGGAACCGGCGGCAATCATCGGGACGGACAACGAGTATGCCGCTTATGTTGAGCTTGGCACCGGCATTTACGCCGAGGGCGGCGGCGGACGGCCTACACCGTGGGTGTATCAGGACGCAAAGGGAAATTGGCATTACACGCGTGGCAACAAGGCACAGCCGTTTTTGAAACCTGCTGCCGCCGACCATGCCATCCAATACCGGAAGATATTGGAGGACGAACTGAAATAGGAGCTAACTGCTTACAAATTGTATGCAGTTGGCTCTTTTTGTTAATTACCGCAAGGGACAGCGGTTTTTATAAAACTATCGTTTCCGAAGGAACGGAACCGAAGAAAAGGAGATAGTGTCATGGCACTTACACGAAAACTTTTGAAGGGTATGGGGCTTACCGATGAGCAGGTTGATACCATCATCGAGGCGCATACCGACACCGTGGACGGCTTGAAAGCTGATGTCAGCAAGTATAAGGCGGACGCGGAGAAGCTGCCCAGCGTCCAGAAGCAGTTGGACGATCTCAAGGCGGCAGGTGACAACGGCTATCAGGAGAAGTACGAGAAAGAGCACAAGGCTTTTGAGGATTTCAAGGCCAATGTCACGGCAAAGGAGAGCAAGGCGGCAAAGGAAAAGGCCGTCCGGGCTTACTTTGAGAGCAAAAACATCACCGGCGCGAATCTCGACCTTGCTATGCGCGGCTGCGGCGAGGAAATGGCCGCATTGGAGCTGGACGGCGAGAAGATCAAGGACACCAAGGTCCTTGATGCACTCGTAGACGGCACCTACAAGGGGCTTGTCTCCACCACGCAGACGCACGGGGCGAATCCCGCCAACCCCCCGGCAAACACCGGCGGCGCGAATCTGACCAAGGCAGACATCTACAAAAAAGACGGTAAGGGCCGCTATGTAATGTCTACTGCCGAACGGCAGAAAGCACTCGCCGAAAATCCTGATCTGATGAACTGAAAGGAGCCTTTAACATGGCAGCAACTAAAGTTGAAACTCTGACCCAGCCCCGTGATTCTCTGCCCAATGTCTATACCAGCGTGACCGCGCGCGAGGTCGACTTTGTTACCCGGTTTGGTGACAACTGGGAGGCACTGAGAAATATTCTGGGCATCACTCGCCCCATCCGAAAGACCCCCGGGACATCTCTGGTGTCTTACACCGCCAGCATTGACCTGGAGAGCGGCTCTGTTGACCCCGGCGAGGTCATCCCCTACAGCAAGACTACCATCGTGCAGGCGACAAAGTCTGACCTGACGATTGAGAAGTACGCGAAGGCCGTACCCATCGAAGATGTGAACAAGTACGGCGCGGAAATCGCCGTAGAAAAGTCCGATGACGCATTCCTGACAAAGCTCCAGAATGTTGTCATGGGTAAGTTCTACACCTTTTTGAACACCGGCAGCCTGACCAAGACTGCCGCCACCTGGCAGGATGCGCTTGCCAAGGCTCAGGGCGAGGTTCTGAACAAGTTTGCCACTATCCAGAAGGATGTCACCCAGGTGGTAGGTTTCGCCAACATTCTGGATGCCTATGACTATCTGGGTACTGCAAACATCAGCGTGCAGACCCAGTTCGGCATCAACTACATCAAGGATTTCATGGGCTATTCCACCCTGTTCCTGCTGCCTGCGGCGCAGATCGCTCGGAATAAGGTTATTGCTACCCCCGTGGAAAACATTGACCTGTACTATGTGGATCCCGGCGATAGCGAGTTTGCCCGCCTGGGCCTGAACTACACCGTTCAGGGCGAGACTAACCTGATTGGTTTCCACGCCCAGGGCAACTACAGCACCGCCGTAGGCGAGAGCTACGCGCTGATGGGTATGTCCCTGTGGGCTGAGTATCTGGACGGTATCGCCGTTGTGACCGTAACACCCGCCAGCGTGGGGGGCTGATTGAGCCGCTAATGGCAACGGCACCCGGCAATGACGCAGACCTTAGCAACTTAACAAAGGCGGAATTGCTTGCGTATGCGGAGGAAAACGGCATTGCTGGGGTTAGCGGCTCAATGAAAAAGGCCGAAATCTATAAAATTGTTGCAGGTAGCTAAAGGAGGCAGCGCAATGCTTGAAAATGTTCTACGGCACTTAAACAACTGGTTCCTTGTGGAGATTCACCAGGGCACGTTCACCGTGGAGAACGGCAGCATTGCGCTGCCTTTTCTTCTGACCAATCAATATTTCCGTATCTGCGGATCCGTATTTAACGATGGCCTGCACCAGTACCCGGCGACCGACCTGACGGATGAAACCTTTACCGGGACTGTGTGGGCGCTGGCTGTGCCAAAGGCTGTTGTTGTGCTTGCCGAAGATATCGCCGCGTGGGAAGAAAAAAACGGTGAAGCCGTTTTAAGCCCGTACACGAGCGAAAGCTTCGGCGGGTACAGTTACACCAAGGCGAGCGGCGGAAATGCCGACACGAGCGCTGGGACGGGCTGGCAGGGCGCTTTTAAAGGCCGGTTAAATGACTGGCGCAAGCTCAAGGGGGTGGAACCGTGAGTTTACTGGACGATTTTGCCCACAAGTGCATTTTGATGGAGAAAAAGCGCACGCCTGACGGCGCGGGCGGCTACATCACCGCGTGGGAAGAGGGCGCGGAATTTCTCAACTATCAGGCGCTCGACACCTCGATGGAAGCGCGCAGGGCGGAAAAGGAGGGTGTGACCTCGGTATATTCCGCGCTGGTCAACCAGAGCGTTCCCATCGAGTACAACGATTATTTCCGCGATATGGAAACGGGGATTACCTATCGTGTGACCTCAAATCCCGAGGAAAAGGCCGCTCCGAGGTCTGCGGGCGCAATCATTAAGGCACTGAAATTCTTCACCGCGGAGCGAAAGGAGCTGCCGAAATGACAAAGGACAAGGCACTCCATGCGTGGTTTTCCCAATTCCTCCCGTCGTATCCGACCTCGAATGTGCCGGAGGACGCGACCTTTCCGTGGCTGACCTATGAGCTTATCACAGGATCATGGGAGAGCGGCGAGATTGCGCTGACGGTCAACCTCTGGTATTACACCGAGAGCGAAGCGATGCCAAACGCAAAGGCACAGGAGATCAGCGACGCCATCGGCATGGGCGGCGTGCTTGTGCCGTATGACGGAGGCGCGATGTGGATCAAGCGCGGCTCTCCGTGGTGCCAGAACATCGCGGACGAGAGCGATAAAAACATCAAGCGGCGGTATCTCAACATCACGGTGGAATACCTGTCGCAAAACTGACGAAAGGACAACACAACATGAAATTTACGAAAATTCCTTCGGATGCGTTTCAGAAATTACAGATCAATGCCGGCATTCTGACGACCGATTTCACACCGGCGACCGGCACCATCGGCGAGGCGGGGCAGATCGGCGCAACGACCGGCGGCGTCAATTTTACCGCTACGCCGACCTATTCGGACTTTGGCGAGGATATCGACAACTGCCCGAAGAATGTACAATATTCTTACCAATTAAAACGAATCGTTGCAATATTTACGCGAAATAGAGGGTTTAACCCTTGAATTGTGCGCCAAAATTGCAAGCCGTTCCCGCCTATTCGCCGAAGTTGTGCGCCAAATGTGCGCCAAGAAAGGAGAGCGGCGGCGTGGTGAAATTGGTAAACGGGCAGTTGTGGTATTGTTGCCCGGTCTGCGGCCAAAAGCTGCACAAGCTGGCCCCCGATGCCGTTTGTAATGGCGTAACAACCTTTTGCAGGCGGTGTAAATGGGAGGGGGTAATGAACATCAAGGAGCGGAAAGGAGCTTAAACAATGGCGAGCATTAGGAAGATAGAGGGGAAACACGGCACGGCGTATAAAATCACGGTCACGCTGGGCCGTGATGCCCTCGACCGGCAAATCAGGCATTATAAGACATGGAAGCCGGACAAGCCCATGACCGCGCGAGAACTCAACAGAGAATTGCAGCGCGTGGCAACAGAGTTTGAACAAGACCTAATGAGCGGCTTTCAAGCAGATAACAAACAGACCTTTGCAGAGTACGCCGCATACTGCTACACCATAAGGGAGCAGCGCGGGGACAAGCCGCAAACGCTGGCCCGCGTCCGGCGGCAAACTGCGCGGATCAATGAGTATATAGGGAAAATCCCTATTCAGGAAATCCGGCCGAAGCAGCTAACCGAACTTTACAAGAAGCTTTCCGAGCCGGGAGCCTGTCGGTGGCAAGTGTTCGCGCTGCCCGCTGTAGACTTCAACCAGCTTATACCGGAGGGGGAAACGTGCAACAGTTTCGCGCGGTCATGTGGCGTCTACGGGAATTTAATGCGCCGGTTATGTAAGAATCAGCCCATCAGCCGCCAAAACGCCGCAATAATTGAAAAGAATTTAGGCCGAAAAGATCTTTTCAAGCCGACGGGAGACGAAAAGCCGCTATCCCCCGGAACAATCAGGGATTATCATGCAATCATTTCCACGGTGCTTGAACAAGCTTACAAAGAAATGATTATCAAATATAACCCCGCGAAGCGCGCCACGCTGCCAAAGAAAAAGCGCGTCCGCGAAAGCAAGTCTTTACAGCCGGAGCAGCTTAAAGCCGTTCTTGCTGCCCTGGAGGGGGAGCCGCTGCCATTCCGCGCATTGATAACCTTTTTTATTTCCACGGGATGCCGCAGAGGGGAAGCCCTTGCGCTGACATGGGACAAGGTGGACTTTGCGCGGCGGGAAGTTTTGATAAATCAAAGCATGATTTATCTCCCCGAAACAGGCATACAGAGCGGGCCGACAAAGACCGACAACAGCCGCCGCGTGGCCCTCCCCGATGAAACTATTGACCTCTTGCGCAAGCTATGGGCGGAGCAGGCAAAAGACCGGCTGAGGCTGGGCGATCTTTGGGAAGATAACAACCTTGTGTTTCCAAGATGGAACGGAAAGCCGATGAACCCCGGAAATGTGAATCTTGAATTGACCGCATTTTGTGACCGGCACGGCCTCCCCCATATTAACCCGCACTTGTTCCGACATTCCGCCGCTTCCGTTTTGCTCTCAAACGGCGTGGATGTGCTGACCGTGGCCGGGATGCTGGGGCATTCCGATGTATCAACGACGCTTGACACATACGCACACGCCATAGACGAAGCACGACACAAAACGGCGGATTGTATCAGCGAAACTATTTTGCATAAAAATATGGCATAACTCTTGCAAAACCCCGCTTTTTGTGATATAATAAAGAAAATTGAATGACAAAACAAACGGGGAGAAATCCCCCTTTGAATGTGCCTTTGTGCCTATTACTTACGCATGGTAAAAGTGCGTGAGCGATAGGCACTTTTTATTTTTAACCCGAAAGGAGCTTTATCATGGTACGAATTAGAACTATTCCGAAAGCAGTTGCAGAGATCAAGGCGCAAGACCCCGGAAGCTACATCAACGCGCGACTTTTGCGCCGCTGGGTGAAAGATGGAACGATCAAGCCCGTTAAAGGCAGCTACGCTTATACGCTTGTCAACCTTGACGAGCTGGAAAGATTCCTTGCCAATGAAAATAACTGACCTTTTGAGCCACGGGCAGGCTAACGCCGTTCCCCTCCGAGATTTGGAGGGAATAACCGGCCTCGACGGTCGAACCGTCCGGGCTATGATCTCCGCCGAGAGACGAGCGGGCGCGGCCATATTGAGCGACAATGTGACCGGCTATTATCTCCCCGCGAACGAGGAAGAAAAGGCGCGTTTTGTCCGCTCCATGCGGCACAGGGCGAAAGAAATTCTATGCGCGGCGGATGCCGTGGAAAGGAGCTAAAAATGCTATTGGAAACAGAGCGACGGGAAAGGAGATACAAAATCTACCAGTTAATGGATGATCTTTCTACCATTCCCGATGAAGCTGTCGGCACAGCGTATAAAAATATTCTGTCGGAATCGCTGGGCATTATCATGCCGGTCAGCGAAAAAACAGAGGCCGTAATAAGAGCTGAAAATATAATTTTGAAAGCAACTTTGGAAATGGAGGTTTAAGCAAATGGCATACAAGAAAAAAGAAAAGCGGGCGACATGGTGGAAAATGCTTTACCATCAAAGGGCGGCTATTTCTTCGGTTTCGGACGCTGACGCCGGAGTAGGTCTAAAGGCTGCATTTGCATATTTTGACGGTGAGGAAATCGACACGGCACAGCTTACCCCCGGCGCATTTACCGTATTTTGTGTAATTCGTCCGTACATCGACGAAAGCATGAGGGACTTTCAAGAATCCGTCGAGAGCGGGAGAGCCGGAGCCGAAAAGCGATGGGGGGATAGATAGCCCCCCTATACCCCCCCTATAGGGTAGCTTACAGAAGCAATAAGCAATAAGCAATAAGCAATAAGCAATATGCACTATGCTTGATGCACTACTGTAAAAGGGAATGACAAGTCATTCCACGCCATGTATAAGGGTGCGCTGCGCGCGCACCACAGCCGATATTACATATTTTCAATTTTTCTTCTTTTTGTATAAGGGAGCGTTTCTAATGATCTTTGATTTTGAGAAATTCGCAAGGATAACCGCGAGCGTGTACCCCGTTAGCCCGTACACCCTCGAAGAAGCTTTGAGCGTATTTCACTACTACTTTGAGAAGTACGAAGAATATACCGGCAGACCGCACCCGCCGATCAAAGCAAGCCAGATCGTGCGCATTTGCCAGGATATGCCATTCATCAGCCGAGAATACGGCAGCGGGTTATACGCCGATATTGATCCAGAGGCATACCCTGTACTGATTGACAAGTATTTTGCTACGAAATATCGCAACTGCGACCGGAACATCAACCACTTTTTCAGCGGAAGAATTAGGGAACTCCGATTTTACGAGGAGCTTTATTGAAAGGGGTGAAAGACACGAGCGGGAAAGCATCACAGCGAAAAGGCGCAGACGGTGAAAGGGAGCTTGCCGCCGTTCTCCGTGGATATGGGTACGAGATCAAGCGCGGCGGGTCTATGTCCTTTGGTGAAGTGCCCGACCTTGTGGGCTTGCCCGGTGTCCATATCGAGGTGAAGCGCTGCGAGCAAGTCAGGCTTTCCGAGTGGATGCAGCAGGCCGAAAGGGATAGCCAACATTTCAAGGACGGCTTACCCGCCGTATTCCACCGCCGAAGCCGCGAGGGGTGGCGCGTAACAATGAACCTTGCGGACTTTATGCGGCTCTATGACCGCCAGAAAGCCGCAGAAAACGCCGATTGAAAGGGGGTGATATATTGACACCACGCAAAGAAAAAGCGCTGCAAGCCCTCCTTGTGTGCCGTACAAGGGCAGAGGCAGCAAAAGCCGCCGGAATTGGGGAAAGTACCTTGCGGGCGTATCTGCAAGACGCTGAATTTTCGGCAGCATATAAACACGCCGCCGCCGGGGTCATGGACAGAGCAACGAGGCAGCTACAGCAGAATTTGACCGCAGCAATAGACCGGCTGGGCGCCATTGTCGCAGACGATGAAGAAACGAGCGCGAACCACATTACAGCGGCGCGAACGTTGCTTGACTACGGCTTGCGATTCACCGAGTTCAACGACGTCTTGAAGGAGCTGGAGGAGGGCGGCGAAGATGTATTATGACCGTCTGAAAGCCCGCGTGAGGGCAACCAGCGCGATCAAGCGGCAGCAGCGAGAGGCGCGGGCGCTTATTGACAGCATAGACGTAAAGCAACATATAGCCCCCGTATATTTCCCGCTGCATGACGATTTGAAAGAGGGGAAGCACACCACATTCAACCTCCCCGGCGGGCGCGGCTCCTGCAAGTCCTCCTTTACCTCTCTGGAGATTGTAAGCGGCATTATGGCAGATACCACGGGGCAGAGCAACGGCATTGTATTCCGCCTTGTTGGTGCAACAATGCGGGATAGCGTCTTTTCTCAAATCGCATGGGCCATTGATACGCTGGGCGTTTCCCATCTATGGCGCGGGCGTGTGTCCCCCATGTCCTATACTTATCTCCCGACCGGCGCACAGATCCTTTTTCGAGGGCTGGACGATGCAAGCAAGTTAAAAAGCATCAAGCCCAGGCGCGGCGTGTTCCGCTATGTGTGGCTTGAAGAATTTAGCGAATTGAGCGGGCCGAACTTCACGCGAAATGTTATGCAATCGGTTCTTCGAGGACAGGGGCCGGGGGCTATCGTGTTCCGAACCTTTAACCCGCCGATCTCCGCCAACAACTGGGCGAATGTGTTTATACGGGAGCCGGACGAAAAGGCCGTTACGCTGCTGACAGACTATACCATGATCCCCCCGGATTGGCTGGGCGAAAGCTTTCTTTATGAAGCTGAACGGCTGCGCGATGTAAACCCGAAAGCCTATGAACACGAATATTTAGGCGTACCGACCGGCGCCGGCGGCGAAGTCTTTCCCAATTTGGAAATACGGGAGATCACCGACGAGGAAATAGAGCAAATGGGCTATTTCTATCAAGGCTTAGACTTTGGATTTGCGGTCGATCCCGCCGCATTTCTCCGCGTGTCTTATGACCGCAAGAGCGACACCGTTTTTTTTGTTGACGAAATATACAAGCGGCATTTGTCGAATAAGCAGCTTGCGGAGGAAATCAAAAAGCGCCGCTATGACCGCGGCGGGGGTGAGTACCATTCGCCAATATTGGGCGGCGTATACGAGGAAAAGCAGCTAATCACGGCGGATTGTGCGGAGCCGAAATCCATAGCGGATATGCAGGCGGAGGACTTGAAGTGCATCCCCTGCCACAAAGAGCCGGGGTGCGTGAGCTACCGTGTGAAATGGCTGCAACATCGGCGAATTGTGATTGATCCGAAGCGAACCCCCGAAGCATACCGCGAATTTGTAAATTACAGCTACGCCACGGACAAGGACGGAAACTTTCTTTCCGAACTGCCCGACAAGGACAACCACACCATAGACGCCTGCGCTTATGCCCTCGACCGGCTTATTTACCGGCGCGGCGTTTCGGCGTGAGAAAGGAGAAATTCATGGGCTATATGCGTATCAAGTGCCACTATTGCGGCGGCACATGGGAAGTGTACGGGCGAAGCGTCACAAATGGGGACTATCCCCGCACTTGCCCGCATTGCTTCAAGGCCATTGAAAGGCAGACATGGGAAAAGCAGATCATTCCGGCGTTTCATGCGCTGGACGATGCAAACCGCGAGCTTGTAAAGGACAGCAGCGGTTACCGTACCCCGCTTTTTGAAGTCAGCTATGAGGCCGACAGCGTATTCCGCAACGGCTATGAACACTGTCCAAATTTGGACTGAAAGGAAGCACATGGACATTTTGAAGGAATACCCCCTAATTGATGAACGCGGCAAAAGATACCGCGAGTTTGGGCGCGGATGCCGTGAGTATGCGCCGACCCTTGTAACCTCTGTGGGCGAAGTGCCGATGGGAACAGTAATTTATAAGAAGATGCAGGAAGAGCCACCCGCACAAAGAAAAGAGTGCCCCTTTCAGGGCGGCCTATACCCGCAATGCAAAGAGGACTGCAGCTTTTACGAAAACGGCAAGTGCAAGCCGGGAACAGCGCAGGCGGGCAAGCGTTGCCCTTTCCCTGCGCGTCTGGCTTGCGGCGATACCTGCGCCATGTACGAGAATGGGCGCTGCGGCCTTTTTCCGCAGCAGAAAGGAACAAAAAAATGAGCGAGTTTAACCATTTTGCAAAAGAACTTGACGCCGCTTTCAAGGCGGCCCGGGACGAATACGCCGCCGCGTATAACACAGTAGAGCAGGCCCGAAAGGCCATGCAGGACGCAGGCCAGGACGCGCTGAAAAGGCAGATTGCTACGCTTCAGCTCCAAGAGGCAGAAAACAAGATGCGAACGGAAACGGCCCGCATTTGGGCGGCGTTCGATGCAAAGGCCGCAGAACTCCGCAGCGCATTGGAAAAGGAAGTACGGGCAAGCAACCTTGCCGACCCTTCCGCCATTGACAGCAACGCCGTGGAGCTGATGAAAACCGGCGTTCTGACGGTGGATGACTATTTCGGTTTTGCGGACAAATACGACGGGAACCCGACCATGCTAAAGCTGATCGGTTATTATGCAAAGGAAGCCGCCGACAGCACCGACGACCGAAAAGACAGGGTTGCTTTAACCGTTCTCGCGCAGGATTGCGCCAAAGGCGCGGGAAAGACGCTTAAAGCGTGGGATGACCTCATGACTACTGTAAACTATTGTAGCGGGCGCGGCGGCAACGGCAGCAGACGGCAAACTCCCGGCGTTGTCGCGCACATGGGCGAATGGTGGGATCAGCTTTCCGGCGAGATCGTCGAGAACTTTTGAAAGGAGGTGGGAATTTATGGCTTTGATGATTACCGGTGCAGTGGTTTTTGCTGTTGGCGCATTCTTCGTGGCGGTAATGGTTGCCGTCGGAGAGCAGTTAGAAAAGAGGCGTTGACATGACGCATAACACATGGGCAAGAAAATACCTTAAAACCATGTGCAAAAACTTCATGACGGCGTTTCAGATGGGATATAAGGGCGGCGGGATTGCCTATCCTTTGTCCCCTTGCGAAGCCCTGCCCGAAGTACAGCGGCAGGCAGCGCCCTAAAGTACCAGGGCGCGGGAGTGTGTAAATAGTGCCATAATCTCCATATACAGCACAGGAGCCGTCTTGCTTTTTGACGGCTCCTGTGTTATTCTGTCGATAGCCCATTATGGGCGGGGCGCTGCACAACGGCAGGCGGTTAGTCACAAACCCCGAAAGGGGGTGACGCCATGCGAATTACTCTACATATCGGGCCTTTTACGGTTACGATCATTGTAAAACGCAGAAACCGCCACCCGGCACGGTGACGGTTTCCATTTGGAAATTGATTTACTGACGGGCTAACCGCTTGTCGCAGCGCCCTTTTTCTATCTCCATTATAGCAGGATACTAACCCTTGTCAAGTCTCGGATTTATCCGGGGCTTTTTCTTTCGTCCTCATTGCTTGCATAACCTTGTCGCGTTGCGCCTGCGTTTCAACCGAACGGCTAACAAACGCGGGAACCGTTTCCCCGGCTCTCTGTGCGGCCTCCTGAGCCGTTTTAAGTGCGGCAGGGGTAAGGATAGCCCCCTCGCCTTGCGGCGCTCCTGCGGGCTGCTGTGGGCTTTCTCCCATAGCTTCACCAATGGCGCGATTGATAAAGCCGTTTACGCTTTCGCCGGTCTGCGCTGCGAATGCCTGTATTTCATCTTTCCGGCCTTTTGGCATACGCACAAGAACTTTGTCGTATGCCTTGTCTTCATATCGCTTGATGCTTTCGTAACTATTTTTTCCGCCCAATGCTTTCACCTCCTTGCAACAGATTATATATTAAAATGAATTAGATATCTATATGCAAAATCGCCAAATAACTATAGATATCTTTATGCACTTTACCACTTGCATATAGATATCTATATGCTATAATAAGACCATAGCAAGGGAACAAACGAAAACAGCCAAGACACCGGCAAAGGTGGATGCAAAGAACACCTACAAGAGCGGATCGGGATGCGGGAGATTGAGATGCACTGAGAAGAACGCTAATCCGCAACGCCCCCCGCCGCCGGGGTTCCATTAAATTAAAACAGGAGGTACAGAAAATGAGCATCAACGAAATGGACAGCAAGATAAAGGAGCTGCGGGAGCTGCGCCGTATGGCGGACGAACTCGCCGGAGAGATCGAGAACATCACGGACAGCATCAAGGCGCACATGGACGCGGAGGGCGTGGACACCATCAGCGGCACGGATTGGAAAGTGACCTATAAGGCCGTGACTTCCTCCCGCATCGACACCAGCGCATTGAAAAAGGCGCTCCCCGATCTGGCGGCACAGTTCACCCGCTCTACCACTTCCCGCCGGTTCTGCATTGCGTAAAAAAGGCCCATTGCCTGACAGCCGACCAAAGCAACAGGCAAAGAGCTTGAAGAACACCCGGAGCGGGTGCAAACAAATTATACCGCGCCCGCTCCATTATGTCAAAGGGTTGCATTTCAAATCGCACCCTTTTTCTTGTAATTTGTTCTTGACTTATGTGTCCACATAATATATAATTACTTATGTGGATACGAAAGAGAGGTGATACAATGTCTCCACGAACAGGCAGACCCACCGACGACCCGAAGCAGCTTAGCACCCGCGTTCGACTGTCGCAGGAAGATATAGACCGGTTGGAATACTGCGCAGCGAGAACCGGGCAGAGCAAAGCGGACATTATCCGGCAGGGTATTAAAGCGGTGTATGATCGTCTGAAACAGGAAGAATAAAAGTCCCCCCGTGTTGGCAATCTTGGCGGAGCGACAACACGGGGAGACCCCCCAGACCCTTGCGGGAGTGGTGTAAATATTCTACTACACCTCCCGCAAAAGGTCAACCATGACTTTGCAGGAGGTGTTTTTTTGTCAGATTCATGTAGTGGAACACGCTTATATAAGAATGCTTTTGCGGCTAAAAAGCATCATCGCGGGAGCGGGTATGGCTGCTTTATGTCCGGGTATCATTACGGATTTGCAGAGGGACGCAGAGCAGAAAAGGTAGCGCCCAGGAGGAAGCGCAGAGCCGCAGGAGGTAAAGCCCTCTATCTGAAAGGGGGTGAAAATCATGGATGAAGCCCACAAGACCACCAGGGAGCGCAACAAAGCAGCGCGGGATGCGCGGAGAGCGGCGCGGGAGGCGGAGGAACGGCAGGACAAGGCCCTTGTGCTGGACGCTTTGCGGGCGGTGCTGAAAGACCCGGATGCCACCACGGAACAGCGCCTTTATGCCGTGGCCGTCCTGGACAATATGCAGTATTACCGCTTTGTCCCCTACGGCGTGAAGTACCAGGGGAGCGCCGACAAGGTGGCGGAATTTGTAGCCGCGCTCCAGGCCAAAAGCGAATAAGCACCGCAACGGGCGATTGCAAAAGGAGGTAAAGCATGAAAGAAGAAACTATGAGCCGGTTAAACGAACTTGAGGAAATTCATTTGCAAATTCATTGCGCCGTTGAATCCGTGCGGCAAAGCTGGGTAGCCATGACGCAGGGGGACAGCGCACCTTGCGAAGATGATTACGATGCCTTATACGGGATTTACTGTTATCTTTCCGAGCAGGAAAAGCGGCTGAATGAGTGGAAAGAAAGTTTCTGGAAATATAGCAGATAAACCGCATTTTTCTGCGGTCGTGCGCTAAAAATGTGCGCCAAGAAATAGCAAGCAGAACGAATAAACCGAGAAAGCGGCCATAATAGGCGGGAACGGAGAAAAAAGGCAATAATTTTTGTGCAATATTGAGAGTTGTAATAACTGCCCGAAGAACATGAAGGAGCTGAAAAAGCTCGATTCGTGGGAGGCAAAGATGACCGGTACGTTTGTCAATGCCGATACCGCCATTGCAAAGCGGCTGTGCGGCGCGGCGGACATCGGAATGACCGACACGACCAAGGTCACACCGCGCAACGACCTTAAGGACGCGGACTTTGACGATATCTGGCTCGTGGGCGATTACTCCGACAAAAACGGTGAAACCAACGGCGGCTTTATTGCCATCAAACTGCTCAACGCGCTTTCCACGGGCGGCTTCCAGATTCAGACGAGCGACAAGGCCAAGGGCCAGTTTGCGTTTGAGTTTACCGGTCACTACTCCATGAGCGCGCAGGACACCGTTCCCTTTGAAATTTACATCAAGGCCGGCACGGCGGAGGCGTAACACCATGAAACTGTCAGAAATTAAAGGGGAGCGAGTGTTTGATGTTATCGCAGACATTATCGATCCTATTGCCAACATAGCCGAGGATAAAGAAGCTGCAGCGTTGTTTCAGCGTCAGAAGCTCCCGGATGGCGTAAATGCAAAGGACTTTGTATTGGCAAGAGTTAAGAAATCTGCTCCGCTGCTTTTGCGCGGGCACAAGAAAGATCTGATTGCAATTTTGGCGGCTGTGGAAGGCGTGACTGCAAAAAAATATGCCGCTGGTCTGACGCTTGCCAAGTTGCTGGTTGATGTTACTGAGCTTATGACGGACGAGGCCTTTACGGACCTTTTTACATCTGCGCAGACCGAGACGGCAGAAACGCCGTCCGGCTCTGTGCAGGAGAATATCGGGGGAGCCAAAGCGTAAAGCCATTTCTGGCATACTGTGTAGCGCGGTACAAGCAGGATGCAGAAGAAAAAGCATATCGGATTTATTCTGCTGATCTGCTTAAAGCAATATGCGAGCGATGCGCGGGCGTTTCAATCGATAAGCGATATATTGAAATTATAAATGTGAGCAAAAAAGACAATCGCTCCTGTGAAGAAATCACCAGCGATATTGTCAACCGGTGCGGGTTACAAGTTAAAAAAGCCGCCCCGTGAAGGGGCGGCGGGCGAATATGCGTTACTTGAGGACATAATCAGAAATCATTCTTCCGATTTTCCCGATGTCTGTGCCTCCCTTAAACTCAAACTTTGCGACATAACCATTGGAGAATGTCAGAACAAGTTCGCTATCCGGGATGATTTCGGCAAATCCCGGGGTTTGCACGGAGAAAAACTGCACTTTCGAATAGGGCATAGAGCTGAAGGACTTGCGCTTTCCTGTAATCCCCTGTACATCAACCGATATGACTCGCTTGTTAGTAAAAATCAGCTGGTCGCGGACGGTCTTAAATGCGGCAGCGATTTCTTCCCCGTCAATCAACAAGCCATTCACTTCACCACGCACATCGGAAACGGGAATCGGCTTTAAGTCCCACGCAGAATCTTTGTTAAAACTTATCATAAATAATCCCTCCTTGCCGATATCATACCATACTATCAATGGAATGTCACGAATAATTTTTAGAATTTACAAAGAGAGCGAGGTAAACGCATGAATCTTCTTGATCTGTTTGTGAAAATATCTGTGCAAGACGAGGCAAGCGAAAGTGTAGAGACATTATCAGGAAAATTCAAAAATGGGCTTGCCACTGCGGCTAAAGTCGGCGCCGCAGCTGTGGGTGCGGCTGCTACCGGCATTGCCGTGCTTACAAAAAACGCGCTTAACAACTATGCTGAGTATGAACAACTGGTCGGTGGCGTTGATACGCTATTCAAGGATAGCTCTGCAAGAGTTCAAAAATATGCAGCAAATGCATATAAGACTGCTGGCCTATCCGCTAACGAATATATGGACACAGTTACAAGTTTTTCTGCGTCCTTACTGCAATCGCTTGGCGGTGATACAGCAGCGGCGGCAGACATGGCTAATGTTGCAATCACGGATATGTCTGACAATGCAAATAAAATGGGCACGGATATGGCATCTATCCAGAACGCCTATCAGGGGTTTGCAAAGCAGAACTATACCATGCTTGATAACCTGAAGCTTGGCTATGGTGGAACAAAAGAAGAAATGCAGCGCCTTATTGACGATGCAAACGCTTTAAATGCGGCCCAGGGTAAATACACGAATTACAGCATTGAAAGCTATGCGGATATTGTCAGCGCAATCCATGATGTTCAAACGGAAATGGACATCACAGGAACCACGGCAAAAGAAGCAAGCACCACCATTCAAGGCTCTGTTTCATCCATGAAGTCCGCATGGGGCAATCTGCTGGTTGGCATTGCTGACGATAACGCCGATTTCAAGACACTTACAGAGCAGTTCGTTGATAGCCTTGTTACCGTTGGCGAAAATATTATCCCGCGAGTAAAAGTTATCCTACAAGGCATTACAAATTTAATCTCGCAGGCATCACAATCAATTATTCCGTTAGTCCTGCAAACGCTTATTGAAGCGGTTCCGAGTTTGCTTTCTGCTGGTATAGATTTAGTGATGGCGTTAGTAAATGGCATTTCAAGCAATATATCCAGCATAGCTACATGCATTATGGATATAATTTCCGTCCTTCTTGAAAAACTGGCAGAAGCGCTTCCGCAGCTTCTTGTTGCTGGCGTTAACATTATACTCGGCCTTGTTCAAGGTTTAATTGAAGGCATTCCCGCCCTTATTGATTCTTTGCCGACTATTATAACAGCACTTGTTAATGGGATCCTTGGTGCAATACCACAAATTATACAAGCAGGAATAAACCTCTTAACAGCTTTAGTTGGGGCGCTGCCGGAAATCATTCAAGCTATAATAAACGCAATACCGCTAATAATTGACGGGATAATAAACGCAATTGTGCAATCTATTCCGCTAATAATTCAGGCTGGTATTGATTTGCTTATGGCTCTAATTGGGGCGTTGCCGGAAATCATAACGGCCATAGTAGCTGCAATCCCACAAATCGTATCCGGTATTACAGACGCTTTAATCGGCAACATCGATAAAATAATTGATGCCGGCGTGCAGTTGTTTGTTGCACTAATAGAAAATTTGCCAAAGATTATTATAGAAATAGTCAAGGCAGTTCCAGACATAATTGCTGGAATTGTTAAAGCGTTTGGAGATTTGGCGTGGAAAATTGTTGAAGTCGGCGGCAATTTGATCAAGGGAATTTGGCAAGGCATCAAAGACGCAGGCGCGTGGCTGAAAGAAAAAATTACGGGATTCTTTGACGGAGTCGTTGGTGGCATCAAAGACTTTCTTGGCATCCATTCCCCGTCGAAGGTGTTTGCCAAAATCGGCGGCTTTATGGCCGAAGGTTTGGGCGATGGCTTTGACGATCAATTCAAGTCCGTAAAAAAAGACATTGAAAACAGTATGAGCTTTGATGCTGGCACAATTACCGCAGATGCAAATATCAGCAAGCACTATACAAGTGGTTCTTACGGATTGGCAAGCACAAGCGGGGGCGGCGATTCCGGCAGAATTGTAATGCTGCTGGAACAGTATTTGCCTATGTTGGCAAATATGAAAGTCATCATGGACAGCGGCCAGGTTGTCGGTTTGCTTGCCCCAGGCATGGATGAAGAACTGGCTAAAATCAATGCGAGGAGGGCAAGGGCCGTATGATAGGAAAAGTATTTTTTGACGGAAAAGACACTTACACAGAATACGGCCTGCTGCTTGCAAGCAAGTCCATATCTCTGCCGGAAGTCCGCACGAATATGATTGATGTTCCAGGTCGGGACGGTCTGCTTGACGCTTCTGAAGTGCTGACCGGAGAAGTGACCTACAAGAACCGCACCATTACGCTGAAGCTGACTGGCGTGGACACGGTGAGCGGCAAGAAATGGCCCGCCACGATTTCTGACTTCTGCAACAAAGTCCACGGAAAGCGCGTGAAAGTGACCTTCCCCGAGGACACCGCCCATTATTACAGTGGGCGGTGTTCTGTTGGGCAAGTGGAGCTTGTCAAAATGATGCAGACAATTCCGATTGCTGTCGATTGCGACCCGTGGAAATACAAGAACGCAAAAACCACGGTTTCCCGGTCTGATTTGGGCACGGCTTATAAACAACTTTCGCTTCCGAATGAAAGCCGCCCAGTGATCCCCGCCATCACGGTGGCCCAGGACACCACCTTGCTTTGGGGTAGCAGCACAATCAACATCAGCGCGGGAGATCATATTTTGCCGGGCATCCGGCTTGCGGCTGGAAGCAACACCCTGAAAGCAAAAGTCGCAAGTGGCGCAGGTAGCATCACTGTGACATACCAGGAGGCGAGCCTGTAATGTATCAACTAAAATACAAAAACTATATCCTGTATGACCCGCGCCTTGCGGACAAAAAACTAATCGTCCGTGACCCCGCTGTGAAGCTGGCGGTCAGCAAGGCCGGGGAAATGTCCTTTACGGTGGACGCAGAACATCCCTATTTGAGCAATCTTCACCGCATGAGTGGCCTTGTGGAGCTGCTGGACGGCACTTTTCCTATATATAGGGGAAGAATAACCAGCGATATAAAAGACTTCTACGGGGCGCACAAAATTGAAACAGAGGGCATTATGGCGGTGCTGAATGACAGCATCATACCACCGTTCAACTTCCCAGAGGACTTTACGGAGGACGCTTCCTATAAGGCCGCCGCCGCAAGCGGGAATGTTGTGGAGTTTTTCTTCCGCTGGATTCTGTCGCAGCACAATGCGCAGGTGACCGCAGAGCAGCAGATCAAGCCCGGCGTGGTCACCGTGTCCGACCCGAACAATTACATTGCCCGCAGCTCTGAGGAGTACGCCACGGCGATGACCACTATTTCCGATAAGCTGTTCAAATCTTCTCTGGGCGGGAATCTGCTGATCCGTTACGAGGATGACGGCAATTATTTGGACTATTACGCCGCGCTGCCGCTGACAAACACGCAGACGGTGAAATTCGCCGAAAATCTACTTGGCCTGTCCAGCGAGACGGACGGTGCGGACATTTACACCGCTATTCTCCCGGAGGGCAAGGACGGCCTGACCATCGGGAATCTGCCGAACGGTGACTTGACGGATGACTTGGTGAAGTCCGGGAAAATCATCTATAGCAAGTCTGGCGTGGCCACATATGGGCGCATTACCCGGCATATCAAATGGGACGATGTAACCGTTGACACCAACCTTCGGGCGAAAGCAAAGGCGGCGCTGGCCGACAATGGTCTGTCCATGCCGGAGACCATCACCTGCAAGGCGGTGGATTTGGGCTGGCAAGAGGGCATTCAGCATTTCCGGGTGGGCAGAATGACCGCCCTGATCAGTACGCCTCACGGCTTCAGCGCGTCCTATCCGCTGATGGAGCTGTCCCCGGATATACTTGACCCCGGCAACACACAGATCACGCTGGGCGCGACCCGGCGCACATTCACCGGCTCACAGATCGATGCAGTGCGGAAAGCCGAGGAAAGCGCCGGGCAAGTCCGCACTGACCTAAACAAGAAAATTGAGGACATCGAGCTTACCCCCGGGCCTCCCGGCCCTGCCGGGGCAGACGGCAAGGACGGCACGGATGGCGTGTCCGTAACCGCCACCACCATCGAATATTACCTCTCCACCTCCGACTCAGAGCTTTCCGGCGGCACTTGGGGAGATACCGCTCCAGAGATCATGGACGGCACCTATCTGTGGAGCCGAACCAAGATCACCTATTCTGACGGCGATGTGGCCTACACCGGCGCTTATTGCGTCAGCAAGGCCATGACCGAGAGCGCAAAGCCGCTTGTGACAGAAACGCGCACAGCGGTCACAGAACTGTCACAGGAAGTGGATAAATTCAAACTGAACGTGGCCGAAACCTACACTGAGAAATCGGAATTTAACACTTTTAAGCAATCGACCGAGGGAAACATTGAGGTCAACTCGCAGGCCATTACACAGCAATACGCCGAGATCAAGTCGGTGGAAGAAACCGTAAAAAACATTGACGGGCAAGTCAAAGACGTTACCGCCAAGGTGACGGCCACCGAGGGTTACATCAAAACCGGAAAGATCGCGGAGGATGAGAATCAAAACCCCATATATGGCGTGGAGGTCGGGCAGACAACGGACGACTTAAAATTCTCGGCCTTCGCTCGTTTTACGGCCGGAAAGCTGTCGTTTTACGACGGAAACGGAAATGAGATCAGCTATTTTTCCGGCCAAAAACTCCACATCAAGGAAGCTGTTGTGCTGAGTGCCATGAATCTTGGCGGCTACGAGATGAGCACAAAAAAGGGCATTACAATCAGATGGGCAGGACGGTGATAACATGGCATCGAGCGGTATCGTAAAAACAAACACAGTATATGACTCCTATTTCTGGGTGAAATGGGAGCTGGCCAGTCAGGATATTGCCGGCAATAAATCCACCATCAGCTGGTCGTGCGGCATTACTCCGGGGCATCAGTTTTATTCCAACGCCGTAAAGATGTCCGCCGTGACGATCAATGGCTCGCAGGTGTATGCCGGTGGGACGTACTCCAACATCACAGACTACAAAGAGCGCACCCTCGCTTCTGGTACGCTGACTATTTCCCACAATTCAGACGGCAGCAAAACCTTTACAGTGGCTGCCTTCAGCGGTCAGGTGTGGAAAAACAGCGGCTATCTGACGGCCACGGCAGCGGCGCAGAGCTTTGCATTGCCCACCATCCCCCGCGCTACCGTGCCGGTAATTGGCGCGGTGGTCATGGGGCAAACCGTAACCATCGGCCTGCCCCGCGCAGTGTCGATCTTTACCCACACGCTGACCTATACTTTCGGTGCTGCCTCCGGCACCATTGCCGAGGGCGCGGGCACAGAAGCGCAATGGGCGGTACCCTATGACCTTGCCGTGCAGATCCCCAACAACGCCAGCGGAACAGGCACGCTGACGTGCAAGACATACAGCGGCAGCACCCTCATAGGCACACAGTCAGTCAACTTTACCGCCACGGTGCCCAGCAACAGCACCACACAGCCCAGCGACACCCTCGCCGTGTCGCCCGTCAGCTCTTTGGCGGCGCCGTTTAATGGGCTGTACATCCAAGGCCGCACCAAGGCCAAGATCACCCACACCGCCAGCGGCAAATATGGCGCGACCATCAAATCCTATGCGGCCACGGTGGACGGGCAGACCTACACAGGGCAGGCGCCTACCACGGACATTTTGGCGACCCCTGGCACGCTGACGATCACCGGCACGGCCACCGACAGTCGCGGCATCATCGGCACGGCGCTTGCGTCCATCGCGGTGCTGGCCTACACGCCGCCCTCTGTGGAGCGCAACACATCCACGGATGCCCTTGTCTGCGCACGCGCACTTGCTAACGGCACACTGGACGATGACGGCACATCGCTCTATGTAGCATGCAGCCGCAAGTTTTCTGCCCTAAACGGCAATAACGGCGCCTCGGTGCAAGTCCGCTATAAGGCCGAATCCGGCGAGTGGTCTGATTGGGTCACATTTTTGTCCGAAAGCACAAGCGGCGATAACTATGCCGGCGTCATTGCAGGCATAACGCTGGCGGTGGAATCCCCGTATACCATTGAGTTGCGGGCGGTGGACAAGCTGGGCGAATCCGGCGGAACGCTGTCTTTTGCTGTACCCACCTCCGAGGCAACTGTGGACTTTGGCGAGGGCGGCAACTCTCTGGGCGTAGGCCGCCGCGCCCATGTGGGCACGGAGAAGCGGCTTGACGTTGCGTGGGACTCGACATTTGAAAAAGATGTCAAGGTAGACGGGAATTTGTCTGTTCGAGCCACAAACTTGGGCGAAACACCGCTCAAGGTGGCGGTGCTGAATAGTTCGGGTGTTCTGTATTATCGGACACTGGCGGAATTAAAATCTGATTTGCCCTATGGGGATTATGTGGTGGAGCAAGGCACATTAGGCATATGGACATATCGCAAGTGGAATAGCGGGATCGCTGAATGCTGGCTAAGCACTGAACAATCTTTAACTTGCGCAGCGCCAAAATCTTTAATGGGCGGATACTACTCTTCCGTTGATTTAGAGACGCCTTTCACCTTTGCAAGTTACCTTGGAGGGGTGGGGGATTCCGCTCTTGGAACCGGTGTTGGCTTTACAAACGTAAGACCTCAATCCTCTAACTCGAAAATTTCGGTTTATTCGTGGGGCAACCAAAATGTTGCTACAATAAACATATTCGCTATTTACCTTTTTGGAAGATGGAAATAGCGTAAAAGGAGATCAACATGACCGATACCATTATCGTAGCTCTCATCACCGGCGGCCTGTCGCTGCTGGGGGTAATTATCACCAGCAACAAGACCACCCGGGATGTACAGGCCAAGCTTGACACGCAGCAGGCTGTCACCGACACGAAGCTGGAGGAGCTGACCCGGGAGGTGCGGGAACACAACAATTTCGCCCGCCGTGTGCCGGTGATGGAGGAGCAAATCAAAGTCATTAACCACCGGATCGCCGATCTGGAACAACCCCATCAGTAATTTTGTGTTGTGCCCGATTTGGGCACGGAAAGGAGCAAAAACCATGAAAATCCCCAACAAGCTGTACGACATTCTCAAGTGGGTGGTCATTATCGTGCTGCCCGCCGTGGCGACCCTGTATGCCGCCCTGTCTGCCGTGTGGGCATGGCCTTACTCTGAGGAGGTCGTCACCACCATCACCGCCGTGGATACCTTCCTCGGCGCCGTGCTGTGCATCTCCGCAGCCACTTATAACAAGGGGGGCAATGACAATGCCTAAGGTCTATCTGTCCCCCAGCAATCAGACCGACAACCGCTACGCCTACGGCAACACCACCGAGGCCGAGCAGTGCGGCCGCATCGCCGAGGCGTGCCGTGCGGCCTTGGAGCGCAGCGGCGTGACGGTGAAGCTGGGGCATATGCCCTCCATGCAGGAAAAGGTGCGGGCGTCCGACGCTTTCGGCGCCGACCTCCACGCCCCCATCCACACCAATGCCTTTAACCACAGCGTCATGGGCACCCGTATGTTTTGCTACAACGCCACAGGCAAAGGCATGGCGGCCTGTAAGGCGATTTTTGCCCGCGTGGCGCCCCTGTCCCCCGGCACCAGCGAGAACATACAGGTAAACCCGAAGCTCTACGAGGTACGGGTGCCCAAGGCGCCCACGGCCTATATCGAGTGCGAGTTCCACGACACCGTGGAGGGCGCCAGATGGATCGTGGAGAACGCCGCCGCCATCGGCGAGGCCATCGCCCGCGGCATCTGC